GCCCTGTAACCACCTACGCCCGAACCGCGGTTCCCGCAACCAACGGTGACTTGCGTAGGCACCAGACAGCACAGACCAGGGTTCTCTGACCATTGTCCAAAAAGGACCCAAACACAATGGTGCAGATCGCCCAAACCTGATACCCTCAACGTATGACACCGGCTTTTCTAATGTCATCTCAAAACCCGAAGAGGAGAGCACATCCTGGTAAAAGTTGTCGAAAACTCGACCCGAGTCGGCACGCTCAAGGAAGACCAGAGCATTATCTCCATCAACCAAAATGTCGTAGTTGACAGAGTAGGTAGACAAGACCCCAACACACACAGAGAGCATGATGAGCGTGTTGCCCATGCCCGTGTTGAAGTCACCACTGGCCCTACCGCCTCGGCGAGAAAACTTTACACCATTCGATGTCACCCCAGCAAAGCGCTGGCGTGAGAGCACATCAGCCAACCCAGTGTGGCCTGGGTAGGCTGCCTTATAAACCATGTGCTCCTCCCTCAAGAGGTTCTCAGTGACATGGGCCTCGAAAGCCTTGCCATCAACCTCCACACAAATGCAGTCCCTGAACTGACCAAACTTACGTAAGATCAGATTCGCACGCCTGCGGGGACTGAGGCCTTTGCCCACAACCCTGGTATTTGAACCGCCGAAGAGCCTCTTGGCAGTGAGAAAACCCCACAACCAATGCTCGAAAGGCTTAAGCCAGCTAGCCACCACCAAGTTAAACCTAGGACTCCTGGGGAATATCATCCTAGGCTTGGCGTCCTTGGCGGAGCCAACCTTCTCTGCTTTCAGAAAAGCCTTCAGTCGATAGTCCGACGAGCGTAAAGGACCATCAACCCGCAAAGACTCCTCTGCCTCGACGTAACGACGTCTTAAAGCTCCCGCATAAGACAACGCCGTTTCCAGGTAACCCCACTGACAGCCCCGATAACGACTAGCGAGGGACCTGAGACGCCTGAACGTCCCAAGCACCTCACCCGACAACGTCGGATCAGGACCGCACGGGAGTGGGGCCAGAGACCGCCAGGCCAGAGCGGCGATCTCGTTGTGTTGGCAGTTGGCGTGCACGCACGGGGTCCATGTACCCAAGAACCCCGTCCTCCACGCCACCCACATCTGCCTACGTGCCTCGGTCTGGCAAACACACCCCTCACGTGCTACCAGGGTAGCGTCCTCAGCGAGGACAAAGTCAATGTTACCAACACATTGACCATACGTGGCGAGCGGTTGGTCCTAAGACCACCAAGGCACGGATGGTTCCGCCGAGATGCTCTCGCGAGCCAAAGCCTCGCGAGGAGAAACACCCCAAGCCCACGAAACTGCTG